TCTTAATCCATCTGAGTTTTCTGCTCCAAGTAATGTTATTCTTGAACCATTGGGTAGATCAACTCTTAGTTCTGTTTCGTTAAACTTAGTGTTTGGTATCTTTGCTGTGAACTGCTTCATATAGTCCCATGCGATGGATTTAGATTGCTTGAATGTGGGAGCTATGTATGCAAATCTAGGATTCTTCAACTTGCTCATTAATGCTGATCTAATCAAATGATTAATCATACATACTGTTTTGCCAAACCTTCTGTGGCACACGAGAACACTCCATCTGTATCTATTGATCTGTTGATGTAAATAAGATTGATGTTTTCTCGGAGTATAAGGGATTTTGATATTCATTAGTGTATCATCTTAGATCTTT